TTATTAATGATGAGGTTGTTGCTAAAGTAGCAATAACATTGTTCTGACTTAAATCAGTTACCGCAATACTTGATGATAAAGAAGTTAGTGACCCTGTTGTTACAAGACCATTTATCTGATTTTGTAATGAACCTGTTTCAACATTTAATCCTGCAAGTTGTGTGTTAACAGAACTTGTGTAAGCGTTGAATGATGAGGTGGTAACTAAAGAACCTGTATTAATAGTTATTACTTGTCCATTCACAGTTAGTGAACCAGATATATTAACTTCTGTCAAACTCATTTGTAATGGAGAATTATCCCCATCACCTGTTTGTACAGTTTGAAGTGTATTAGTTAGACCATTAGTACTATCAGTCATTTTTAATAGACCTTGATAGGATGATGATACGAAGAGATTATTAAGTTGCCCCATAATGTGTTAAATATTTTTTGTTATGTATTTTTCCATTCTTTATTAACGTTTTTCCATAATTCAGCCAAGTCAGACCATCTGTTAGCAAATGGTCTCTCAGGTAAATCACATCTGTTATAATCAAAAGGTTGTGATAATTGTATATTCATTACCCAACCAGTAAGTATTGTTTCATAGTTCTCAAGGAACGGTTCAACACCTGCTGGCCACAAACTCTCGTATTCTGATAAATAGAACGTTGCCATTATATCTTTCATAATCTCAAGAGTATCACTCATTACATCTCTTTGATTGGAATAGTCATTATTAAGTTGGTCTGTTACAATTATTTGAAAGTTGTATACCAATTCGTTTTGATTTAATAACGTGTCACCAGGAATAACATACATTCTTGTATACTTTGGTTCCTGTTTAGTTATTACATCCATTGTTAGTTGGGTTAAATCCCCATATCCAAATGAATTGATTTGTTCGTGGTTGTTTGCAAAATCTTCTAAGTCCTCTATTACTTGTTTATAATTTACTAAGTTTGTTGACACGGGTAATGTAAAACCTGAATAAATAGGTAGTACACATATGTTATAATCAAATGGTTGTTCTAAGGTGATGTTCATTGTCCATCCACCCAATATCGTTTCATACGCTTCAAGAAACGGTGTAACACTTGGACCCCATTCAGGAGTATAAAATAAACTAAAATCTCCATATTCTGGTCTATAAGATTGGTATATAATTGTAAATATGTCTTTTGAAATCTCCAATGTATCAGACATAACATCTCTTTGATTGGAATAATCTTCATTAATTCTATCTAATATAATGATGGAAAAGTCATATAATAATCTATTCTCATCTAATCTGACATTTCCTGGTACAACATACATCTTTGTATATACGGGTTCCTGTTCAGTTTCAATGTCCATTGTAATCTGTGTAATGTCACCGTAACCAAAAGAATTGATTTGTGGATGGTAATATGCCATACCACTTAAATCCTGTATAATTTGTTTATAATTTGTCATCTATTAAGAAATATAAATTTATCTGTGTTGTGTTATGAAATCTGACCACGTGCTCTTTTTGTTTCTACTTCTATATGTTTTTCCTTTTCTATTATATAGGATAACTGGTTTAAGATTTCAACGATTGACTTTTCTGTAATTTCTGTATGTCTTGATATGTCATCTTGAGCAACTCTGTTAAGAACCACATACCATCCAAATCTCTCCTCAAAAGACCTTTCATAAGGATTTTCCTCATCTTCCATAGCATCTTTAATTGCACCCAACTTATCTTCATCCAACTCGTCAAAGATGTTGGGGTATAGTTTGAAACATTCTTTGCGAACTGAATAAAAAAAAACTGAGCTCCTAATGCGACCTCCACGTTTAATCTGTTTTTAAATAGTTCTGCTCTATCATCTAATGTTTCCTGTGTATATTTTTCTATTAAGAACTTCTTCTTATCCTTTGTGATTATCGGTCTGTAAAGTATTGCTGTGATAATATGTAAATAATCTAATACTTCCTCAGGTTTCTTTGTCATCAACGTATCAAGGTCAGCAAACTCACCAAACGACATCTTCTTCCACGATGGAAGAAATCCATACTCAATACCATCTAATTCAAATCTATCTAAGAATGCTGGTGTATTCTTTGGTAGGATAGAATATATCTGTGTAAACACAAAGTCTACTTTATCCCTTTCAGCTTCCAATAGTTTCTTTTGTGGTGCACCTGTTAGGATGTTAATTAGTTTTGTTGCAAAGTAATCGTCATCAAACAATCCTTTGACCTTGTAAATCTTTACGTAATCACCTAATGTGATATACTTTGGTATTCTGTATTCTATACCTTCTAATTCAAATGTTAGTTTCATATAAATGATATTGAGTATTTTCCTGTTGTTTTATTATTTTTAAGTTCAAAGTACATCCTCATCATTAATGCATCTGATAAGTCAGGAGATTTCCCCAATATTCTTTTCATATCATCTTTTGACATCACACCTACTTTGTTATCTTTATCTATGTCTTTTAATTTTATTGCTAATAGTTCTTGTGTTAAATCTTCTACCACAGCTGGTTCAAGTATGTTTAAACTAATCTTCTGTTCTCTAAACATCTCAGATAGTTTTATATAACATTGTGATTTAAGGTTTGTAAAGTTCTGTTCGTGTAATGGTCTTGCATTGTTCACAAAGTTTGTTGCTCTAAGTAAGTCACTAATACCACCACCAACACCATCACTATCTACAATTACATTCTGTGTGTGTATTCCGTTAAACTTCATTAGGTCCTGTATTTCGGTGTATAATTCTGTGGTGGATAGTTTCCTATACACGTGACAAGATATGACCACCATACCCACCCAAATCATTACTACGGACCTGTCATCACCAAATCGTGCAACGTCAATAGACATATACTTCTTTTCCTGTGCGTTTGGTTCTAATTTATATATAGAATTGGTTATGTCATCAAACTTAAATAAACTATCACTATCTTCTAAGTAATCCCAATCACCTTCTAATAATCTTTTACGTTGTTGTGGTGGTAACTCTTTTAACATATCAATATATGATGGTGGTAAGTGTGGGTTATCCATTGGTAAACTTGGAATGAATACTTGATTGTCTTGTAATCTATCCTGTATGAATGGTATGTAGAAATCCTTTTTAATCCAATTATTAGATGGGTTACAGGTCATCAATACCTTTGGTATTAACTTATACTCATTTAGTTTATATCTTATACGTGACTTAACTATACTGAATGCTAGTGATGTTATCTGTGCGGCTTCATCTATAAATGCTGCAGTAATCTCAAGGGAACCTAAACTATCATAGTTAGGGTCTGATGGATTGTATGCAAGGTCTTTGAATATTATCTCTGACCCATTATAGAATGATAGTACATTACTCTGTCCATTGAAATTGAAGTGTTGTCCACTCTTAAATCCCATAGTACCAAGTAAATCAAATAACGTATTAAGTGTTGTTAGTTTTAATTGTGTTAACACAGAACGACCTATCAGACATCTTATACCTTGATGATTTAAACATAGTGTTGTTATCCATAAACATCCCAACCAAGATTTACCTCCACCAGCAGAACCTCCAAATAAAACTATATTAGTTTTGTCATCGTTTAAGTTCTTCCACGCTTGTGATTGTCTTCTTGTAGGTGTTATATCAATTATGGACATATAGTATTCTATTTACCTTCTTATACTTTGCAACCTTATACTTGTTCTGAAATTCCTGAACAAAGAACCAGTCAGCCCATTCGTGGTCCTTCTTTAGTTTAATCTTCTGAGCCATATTAGTCTTGGTCATAAAACTACCTATATCTATTTTACCTAATTGTAATTTAGATTGTATGGGTATGTAATCTCTGTTAATCCAATCGTGTACCATATCACAATATACAAAGTGTTGGTTCTTACTTTCCTCTAACATTATATCAACAAACTCAGGGACATAGTAGTTATCTTCACCAGTCATTATCACCCATTCTTCTGTTGCGTTATCCAATCCGTGTTGACGAGGTGTGTGTCCCCAATCATTGTGTCTCTCAGGTAAGATGGTTAGTTTAATCCTTGGGTCATTAAAGAACGCTATAACAATCTTCATAGCTTCTTGTACATCTTCTTCAGGACAATCTGCAACAACGTGTGCTGTCCAATTAGGATTTGATTGTGATTGTAGTGACCCTAACATCGTTATTAGATGTGGTACTCTGTTGTAAGTTGGTATTATAAATTCTATTCTCATATTCTATCTTTAGTCATTTGGATGTATTGTTCTGATATATCAATTCCAATATAGTCCATATTATTTCTTTGTGCAACCACCGCTGTTGTTCCTGACCCATTATAACAATCTAATATCAGTCCATTTTCAGGACACGAACTCTTCACGATGTTCTCAACCAGTTCCTCAGGGAATGGTGCAGGATGTGGGTTGTTCTTTTCTTTGTTTATTCTCCATATACTTTTCTTGTGTGTTGCAAGGGATTTATTAAAGTATGGAATACTATTCCAATCCTTCTTAATCCAAAATAACCATTCAGTTGTTGGTAAGAAATAACTCTTATCTAACTTTGGTGTGTTACCTCTATCCCATACAATTACTTGTTTAACATTGTAATCATATACGTAGGATGGATGAATGGTATTGTGTTTGTGTAATATATCTATGTGGTTATAATAAATTGAACCAGTAGGTTTAATAATCCTCACGAGTTCATCTAATATCTCCTTCTGTTGTTTGATATACTCCTGTGGTTCTAAACTATCGTGGTACTCATCATACTTAATAATTCTTTTACCGAAGTCACTTCTATTCCTTATCCAATAATTTTTATTATATGGTGGTGACGTGACGACAAGGTCCACAAGATTACTTTCTATCTTCTTTAATTCTATTAAACTATCTCCATTTATTAATCTCATATTCTATAGGGTAACCCAAAAACGAAGTTTTACGCGTGGGTATGTTAAATTTTTTTACTCTGTTAGGTTGATGTTAATACTAATTGGTTCACCACCTGATGTGATGTCAATCTTCTTATTCTCAAGACCATAGAGTTTATTAATGTCTGCTAAGGTTTCACGTTCCACCCTCTTATTGTTGTCAGTTCTGGCCCTAGTAAGTAAGTCAAAGTACCTTGATAACTGCTCGGAGATAATTTCTTCCGTCTGTTCTTCAAACCTTGCTTTAATTCTATCCTTGCAATCTTTCCAAATAGTTTCAGCCGCACGTTCTGTAATGCCCCATTTCTTGGCACCGAGTTGTCTGAATTCTGTGTAGCTGAGTTTTTCATAGAGTATCATTTCAAATGCATCAGGTATTCTTTCTTCATATGTTGCAATGTTAGATTTCCTACCACCTTTATTTTCTTTTTCCATTATAGTTTTATTTTTAATTCATACTCAATGTAGTTCTTTAACTTTCTTGCTTGAGTGTTTACACACGTTTTACATCCCCAATCAAAGTTTTCGTTGAATATATATTTATATACTTCATTTACGAATGGTCTTTCTTCTTCTTTAATACCACCCAATAAATCATATGCTAGTTTAATTTGTTCGTTATTGAATGATATTGTTTCATCCATCACTGGTTCTAATTTAGTAACCACCTTTTTCTTTTTACAACTTGTACATCCCATATATATAAATATTAAAAATTGTTAATTAAAATCTCAACACCAACT